CAAGAGTTCCTCGATGCGAAAGAGGACACGCTGAAGGTCGAGATACTTCGCAAGCAGTATCCAGAGGCAGATGTGCCGCAACTGGAGGACAAGACCGCGCTTGAATCATTCGAGGCGTGGATTGCCGGTGGCGCGAAGAACGCTGAAATCACCAAGACAATCACCACGCCAGCGCAACCCGCAGTTGATGCGGTGCTGGGCGAGCGGCAGAAAACTGTCGAGGGTGAGGAGGAAGTCACAACGACAGAAATCGTGGAGCAAGATGGCAAGATGGTGCGGAAGGAAGTTACTAAAACCGTGGTGACTAACACACCAGAAACCAAGGAGGTTCCGCTATTCGATGAGGCCGGGGAGGAAATTGGAACGACAACTGTGCCGGTGATGGAATCTTACGAGGTAAGCCCAGCCGTTAAAGCGGTGAAGAAGAAGACCGAAACAGTCGTGGTCAGACCCGAAAGCGTAGTGGAGAAAACACCTTGGAAAGACACAGTAGAATAAAACTAAAATACCAAAATGATCGAAGTAAATACAATACCGAATAAAAACACGCTCAATGTGAGCAAGGTGGCCATCAGCTTGAACAGCGCAGCCGAGTTTTCGATGCAGTTCTCCGTGGCTGGCTTTGGCAAGTATGCCGATGCGGAGGGCAATATAAACTGGGGGCCGAATCCCTTGGTGAGCACGTTGCTCAATATCACCGGCAAAAACTGGAGTGATTGGGGCAAGACTGAAGCGCAAACCGATGAGGATTACATCATTGATTTGGCCCTGAAACAGTTGGGCTTGGATCGTGCCCCAGCAGAGGAAGCGCCAGCGGAGGAAGCTCCAGCACCAAAGAAGAAAGCTGCCAAAAAGAAGGCGGCACCAAAGGCCGAAGAACCGGCTGAATGAATTTGGATGATCTCAAAGTTGCATTCGCAAGTATCACGGGTTTGGGAAACTGGCTCGTGGACATTGATCTGCTTTTGAAGGTCGGAATATCAGGGGCGAGCTTGGTATATATCGTTTTGAAGATTAAGGAACTACTGAATAAGAAATGAAAACAAGACTACTGATAATCGGGGCGTTTCTGTTGTGTGTAGGGAATGCCAAGGCGGGTGATTTATTTGGCGCGAGTTGGAAGCCAAAGCCAAGTTTCACCCTGTTTGGTCAGAAGCTAGCATGGCCGCTGCCTTCCCTATGTTTGGGGGCGAAGGCAGGCGTATTGCCTGATGCCGGTATTTCGCCAGACGGGGTGAATTTCAAAATCCCCTACCTCTCGCTAGAGGTGCCGTTCCCTAGTCTGGTTCTCTCCTTGGGCAAAGATAAACCCACGGTGGAATTGAAGCTTGGAGCGGTTGACAAGACTGAACACGAACCAAAAAAGGATTAAAAAATGTTAAAATCAAAAACGACTTGGACGGCAATTACGGGTGCGATAGGCGGCATCGCTGGTTATTTCACCGGCGACTTGGAGCTTGGTTCTGCAATTAACGTGGTAATTACGAGCTTGCTTGCCCTATTCCTGCGTCACGGTATTTCCAAAGTGGGGAAATAAATGGCTTGGTCAGCGATAGGAACGTCTGATGTTCAGACGCGCATGACCGATACCGAGTTGGCAAAGTACAACTCAATCGGTTTAGCAGCGGGACAGACTTCATCTGGATTGATTCAGGAAGTCTCGGACGATGTTGCTGCGCTGGTTCGCGGGTACATAAAGGGCTGTCCAAGGAACAACTTGGCATCCACGGCAGCGGCTCTGCCTGATGTTCTTCACTCCCCGTCACTCGACATAATCATTGTTGAGTTGATGAAGCGGGTGGGTGGGGCCATCACGGATGTTAGTGATGTAAGGATTGCGGCTTACAACAGCGCAATCGCCTTCATGGACAAGGTTTCTGATTGTCGCTTTGGGATTCCCAAACCTGTCACCGAGACAACCGACACCTTTTATGATGACCGTGGAAGTTATGGCTACAAGAAGAAGGTTTGTATCAATGACCTTAAAGTCGTGAAGAACGGAGTAACCTCGACCACCGAGGATTGTACGTGTGTAACCTCAACAGGTGCTGAAATCTTTTAATGGCCGTCTACCTAACAGGCATTCAAGGGGCGCTTCATACCCGCTTGAATGGGCAATCTCCGTTCAACACGGGAATTGCCAACACCCCCGGCTTGGTACTAGAAGATGATGATATTCAGTCCAAAATGGAGGCATTGCTTAATCGCGTTCGCGTCATGGCAATTGTCCTGCGCCCAATCAGTATGGTTCGGGTTCTGGAAAAGACGGTGGTGGATTTCAACTGGGAAGTCGATTGCATCGAAAACCCAGCAGTTAACCGACCAGTTGGAGGAACTTATTACACCGCTGAAGCAGTTGCCGAGTCGGTGTTCGTCCTTTTGGACAACTACCAAATTCCAAGTGGCACCGTTACAGGAACAAATAGCTCCCGTTCAACAGCAATCATGCGAATGGGAGCGGAGGAACCGGCGGGAAGCTTGGTCAGATACAAGGTAAACGGCTTCGTAAGGAGCAAATTAAACGTAAACATAGAATAAGATGAGTACAGCAAATTCAACAATAGTAGGCAACGCCACAATTTATGGCGTAGACGGAACCATAAAGTACGGAACAGTATGGTTGGGAACCACAAACTACATTCAAAGCTTAAACCTAACCGATGATGTGGACACAACCGAAGCACGCGACCAAAAAGGCAACGTGTTTGGGTATAACCTTTACAACTTCCGCAGGACAGCAACCTTTGAGGTTATATTCTATAATACCACAGAAATCTTGGCAGCGGCAGACTTCAAACTGCCAACGCCGGGGGCAATTCTTGAAATCGCGCAGGATTTGGAAGCTGGGAGTAGCCTTCCTGCCCTATTGGTAGGAACATGGAACTACATTGGGGGTGGCTCTATTTCTGGCAGCAACACCGACTTGATGAGGATGTCCCTACCTTGCAGTCAGTACAATGGTGACACCGCTGGTGATGCCGTACTCCTGCAAACATTTACGCACTAAACGTGTGTCCCTTGAAAATGATTATCTAAAGGCAGTCATACCTCCCCAAGCGCGAGTCCTTGGGCAGCGGTTGAAACCCTTATCCCTTGGTCACATGATGGTGCTGTCACGTTATGGCAGTCCATTTGTGACCGGGGAGAGGCAACCGATGTTCGGGGATTTATGCTTTACGGTGTGGGTCTGCAAAAAGAATTGGGGGCAAATCCTTAAAGGAATAGCCGACTCGGATTTCATGCGGGACATTCGGTTCCTACGCTTCATTGGGAAGTTCCGAAATAAGAACAAGGCAATGGTAACACTTGTTGAATATCTGACACAGGCAATGAAGGAACCCTCCCTGTTTTTCAACAAGGTGGAGGGAGGTAAGCCAACCTCAATGAACAATCTGCATTACTTGAAGATTGTGCTTATGCAGAAGTTGAACAAGACAAGCGAACAGGCAATGGATACTCCGTTCGGTGAAGCTGTCTACGACTTGGCCGCTATTGGGGAGGCTGAAGGAGTTTGTGGCTTTGTTATGGATGAACATACGGAAGCCGGGGAGGCTGCAAAACGCCAATGGGAACGGAGGCAGGAAGAAATAAAAACCAATGGCAAACGAAATTAAATTCATCTTCTCCGGGGATACTGCTGCCTTTGATAAGGCTATTGATTCGGTTGTCAAAAAGACAAACAAAGCCAAAGCTTCCACGGAAGGGATTACTGATGCCCAAAAGACGCAAGCCAAGCTTCAAAAACTTCTCAATGAGGAATACGAGCAGGGGGCCAAGACAACAGGTGGCCTCCTTAAAATCCAAAAGGAGATTAAGCGAGTAGAGGAACAGCGGGTTAAGATAGAAAAGAGACTCGCCAAATCATCCCTAACTCGGAAAAACAGGTTGCGTGATATTGTTGCCTTGAGCCGCACAGAGGCGCGTTTGGCGGGGCTTGCAGCAGCAAGGCGTAGCGTAGTGAAAGGGGCTGCAATACGCGGTGGATCAGCGGCATTGACCGGAGTAGGGTTAGGGGCTGCAGCACGGGTAGGGGCGGGAGCGGCGGCGGCGGCGGGAGCGGCGGGGTTAATGGCGATTCCGGGGATAGGGTGGGCTATTGCGGGCCTTATAGCAGTCGTTGCTGTCATAGTTGTTTCCTTAAAGTTGTTTAAGGCGGCAATCAAAGGAACTGCTGCTGCAATGAATAAGGCAATGGGCTTGCAAAAGACTGCTCAAATTGCCGGGAAAACGGTTGAGCAAGTTCAAGCACAACAAGTTGCTGGGTTGTTTGGTGGAGACGCAGAAAAG